TATCCGTATCTACGATACCTGAGATAATTTCAAATCTGTCTTCCAATCTATTCATGGGTTTTATAAATAAAGAACTATAACCAGGGGGTGTTTTTATTAGCCACTTGTTTATAAATTTCCCTGCATTCTCCCCTGTTGTTTTATGCCATTCTTTTGGTAATTGAGCTTGACCATGAAAACCAAAATCATTTTGTTCTCGATTAGCGGGGGTTACAGTAAAATCTTTTTCTACAGGATCCACAAGATAATCTTGATCAAAAGGAATTATATATCCTGCTGTCATAGAATCTAAAAAAGGCATACATGTTTTTACTGTAGGTGCGTGAAGATTATTTTTTGTATGGCGTTCAAGTTTTTTATATTCTGTAGGAATAAATCTTGAAGCTGGCTGAGGGTGTGGCCACACCTCTAACATGTCTTTATTGGTTGCGCAAAATGTTATTTTTTTATTGAACATTAGATTTTTCTTTAATTATAAAATTAAACGACATAGACCGTCTAATTTCTTTTGGTGTTTTTGTTTTAAAAGGCATCACGAAATGTTGATGACTTGCTTGAAAAATATAAAAATCACCTACTTTAGGTGTCATCCATTCTGTTACATTACCATGTACACCAGTAAATCCTAATTGTCCGTCATGAAATTTATGAGGATCTTTCGCATCATTTATAAATTTAGGTACCTTTAAAAATAAAACTGTAGACCAACCTGTCATGTTGTGATGAGTATGCGGAGGATTATATTCTCCTCTTACCATATCATTGATCCAACAACTAATTATATCAAGATCTTTATGACCTGGATAAAGAAGATGCAATTTTGATAAATCCGTTAAATAATCCTGCATACACAAAACAATTTTTTTAAAAGCAGAAGTAGATTCTATCAGTGTAGTAAATTGTAATTCGGAATCTAATCGTCCTGCTAAATGAGGCCCATACGAAGATAAATGATTTTTTGCTTTTTCATATTTTTTATTTAAATCATTAATATCTTTTAAGACAAGCTTATATTTATTGACAAGTTTCCCAGTTGCATATCTTACTTTTTTCATATTTTATTTATTTCATCCATAATTTGTTTAACAGGTATTTCGACGCAATTAGGATATTCAGATTGAAGATTAATATTTTCTTTATAACCATATCTTTCTGGTTCGGTAGTACCCCATAAAACTATTCCTTTTTTATTGAAGTGTTGATTAGAGCCCATATGATGTAGTGCACTATCTATAGTAATAAAAAATTTACAATATTTAGATAATATCATTACATCTTCTCGTGTTTGAAATAAAGGAAATCCATTTTCATCATTAAATTTAGTTTCCCCTATGAATTCTTCTTTTTCATTTGAATGACCAAAAACAAAAAACAAGAAAGAAGGAAACTGTTCTCTAAGATTATCTATTAACTCTTGACCATATTTATAATTTCTTCCGTGATTATTATAGTCATATGTGTTTGTTAAAGCAGCTTGACCACCCGTAAATTGTAACAAAACAAAATTATTTATTTTTTGAATATAAGGTAAAAGAATTTTTTCTCTTTTTGTATTAATTTCAAAACATGGTCTTATATCATCAACCTCTATTTCATAAAGGTCTGCCCAATTTTTTACAACACTAGTTCCTCCTTTTAAAAAATTACTTTTATAGGGATCATGAAAAAAAATTTTATCATACTTAGAAAAATAATTATAATTATTAGAAAAAAGTGGTTCATCACATCTGTATTTTGAATCAGCAACTTCTGTACAGTTAGTAAAAATTTCAGGGTAGGCAGAATTAATGGCTAGTTTCATTTTATATTTTTCAATAATCTTTTTAAATAAAGAAGTAAACTGTAAATGTTTTCCTACGCCTCCTTCAACACAATGTAAATGAGGTTTCATTTTAATAATTCTTTCTTTGTTCTGTATACTCTACAATAAAATTAGCAGCATAAGTAATACGAGTTGCATCTGTTGTATTGGGAGTTACAGAATGAAGCATGTCTCCACTAAACATTACAACAGTTCCATTTTTTACAGTTAACATTTTTCTATCATTAAAAATCATTTTGTTTTTTTCTTTTTTTACTAAGCTGTATTTATTTCGTTTAAAAAACATAAACTGTGCATCTGTTTCTTCTACATCAACAAAATAAACTATTGATAAATGTTTTCCGTGATCATGAGGTTCAGCATGATCATTTTTTTTATACCAATTAATCCAACAATCCTCTACTTTTATTTTTGGTGCATCAAAGTTTTCTTCTTCTATAAACTGATATATAATATTCACTATTTCTTCATTTAAAGAATTTACTATAGGATATCGGAAATGAGAATCCCATGCTGTTCTATTAGCTTTAACATTACATTCATGTTCAGGAGTAGTGATGTGATGATGAATGTCTTTATTTTCTTCTATCGTTACAATAGTTTTAATATTTTTACTCCATTCCTCATGATTAGGCAGTGTAAAAGAATAACAGTCATCTGTAAAAATATTTGTTTTTTGTATATCTATCATTAATATATAAAATTAAAGGCCAAAGATATTCTTTCTTTTTTAGAATCTACTACACGATGATAAACATTACTATCGAACAATAAAATTTCCCCTTCTTTGGGTATTTCTTGATGTCGCACAGATTCTTGAAAAAAAATAAATTCTATTTTAGAATTTTCTTTTGTAAAATATAAACACCCAGATCCTATTTTACGGGTCTCTTTTTTTTCTTCATGATTATGAAATTCTTGATAACCATTTTCATTTAAAATGTTTATCCATGACTCACAAAGCATAAATGGTTTTTTTAAAAAATTTTTTATTTCTTCTTCTAAAGTATTTTTAATATATTTAAACTCTTCTACCTCATATAGAATATTTTTAAATTTGTTTTTAGAGGTGTGAATATTACAATCCCAGCTCCTGTCAGTAAATTTTTCTTTGTTTTCTAATATAAAGGAACGAACTGTCTCTATTAAATGTAGGTTAGATATTTGTAATTTATAAAGACTTTTTTTGATTAATATTATTTCTTCCATTCTTTTTCTTATTATAGCATATTTATAGCATATTTCCATTGTCAAGAAAACTATTTAAAAAGTTCTATTGCTTTAGATCGAAATATGGTTAAATTGGTTCTCACCCAAAAATTAAAATCACAGGAGATATTATGGAAAATCAAGAAGTATTGAAAGCTATAGCTGTCCTCGCTGATAAGGTGAGCCGCTACCACGAACGTTTATTAGCCTCAGAGCGAGATAATTTAAGACTAGAAAAAACATTATCCGAACACCTTAAAGGATGTAGCTGTCATGATACTTCTAATGAAAAAGTAATATTAAAATATGGGGAATCAGATGTTGACTGTGAACCTTGCAGTGCTTAATCAAAAAAATTACAAATAGAATACCTCCAAGAGGACTCTCCTTTTTCAGCCTTCCAATGCATAGGAGAGTGAACAATATTACTGTTAAAAAATATAGCTCTATTTTGTTTAAATCCTATTAATGAATTAAGGTCATATTGATCATCTTTTATATGTTTAAAAAAACCTGTTCCATTATTTATTTTTTCCTCTCCTAAAATATAAATTAAACATTGTGCTTTGCTCTTATCTTTATGAGGTCGTGGTTTATCTGCTAAACCAACCATACTGTAAAGAGCATCGTGTATTTCTTCTTTTACTGTATAATTAAAATACTTTTTAACTAAAGGTCGTATTAAATCTTTTACTTCACATTTACGAGGAAGATGGCAAATATGCCAGCCCTCGATTTCAACTTTTTTAGAATTAGGCACACTATATTCAGCTTTTAATATATCATTAGAAATAGATGCTAAATCTTTTGCAGAAAAAAAATCATCTTGAATTGATATATCAAGCATTTATTTGTCGTTGGCGCCTACCATGTCAGCTAAAGAAGGTGCAAATATTTTAACATCACGTCTAAGGTGCTCTTCTTTCGTTTCTGTTCCTGGATCAGCTACATCATTAGTAGCATGTTCTTCCGAATCATATTCTTGATTTGTTTCTGTATTAATAATTGTAGTCTCTGAACGACATCTTATATGAGGAACCATACGACCATCACCAGCATCAATTTCCCCCAAGACTTTTGCTTCTTCTACAATTTTAACCATTGTTTCTCCTTTTTAATTCAATATTAAAACTTATCACAATTCTTTCTTCTTGTGAATTATTTTTCTCTACTTCATGAGTAAGCCATGAAGGAAAAAATAATATATCATTTTTCTTGGGTTTCCAAGAAACTCGAGAAGAAGTATGTATACTTTCCCCTGGTTTTTTAGGAGGGGCTAGAACTTCACTTTGAGGACGAGGATCATGAAAGACCAAAGCTCCACTATCTTTAGGGACTTGTAGATAAAAGACTCCTGACATATTATTATAGGGGTGACTATGTAAACGATTGCTGCTTCCCGGACCATTGACCACGGCCCACATGCCGGTAATTACAGGAACTATTTGATCGATAATGGATAAATGATTCATTGTTTCTTTTGTCATTTCAATTATCTCTGCTTTTAATTTAGCAAATTGTTTATCCTCATGTAAAAAATCATGGCTATGCCATCCCCCATCAGTGCTTTTTCCTTCAATATTTGTAGGCTCTTTCTCTTGAATATTTTTTATAACTTCAATAAGATTTTCATAGCCTGCTAAATTTATAGAAAAGATAGGGGTAATAAATAAAGAATGAAGGTCGATTATAAATCTCCTTTGGTTACTTCCAATACGCTTAAAGTAATGTGAATTTGATTGGCTGCATTGGCTGTAATTTTAATTAGATCTGATTCCTCTAGAACCAAAGGCTGCGATAAAACTTCTGCTGTAGTATCAGTATTAATAGTCTTATCATTAGTAATTTTATAAGTGGCTGAAGCGCTCGTGTCTGTCCATTCGATAGTGTACTCAGTAGTGTTTGCTGAATCATTACACACAATAATAGATTTAATTACTGCTGTAGTTGGAAAAATAGGAGCAGTTCCTGTTGTTCCTGGTGCTGCCGTTGGAACCGTGTAAATGGTTGTTGGACCAGTAGTGGTCATATCTACTCCAGCATTTTTAAACGTATCAGCCAAGGTACCAGCTCCTTCCTGAAGATTTTTCTACTATATCTTGAGAATAAGAAGTATTTAAATTTAAAATTAATTGTTCAAGTAAACGAATCATTTGATCAAATTGACTTGGTTCATATTGAGGTGTTGCATTAGGTAAACGAGTAATTGTTATTTTAGCCATTATCTTCTTCCATCTGGTCTAAGTTGTAATTTCATCGATCCTAATCTCCAATTTGTATCCCCCACTGTATCACTGGCAAAAGCTAATTTTACTGATCGTCCTCTTCCTCTTACATTAATTTTAGTCGTAGTGCTACTAACATTACCTGAAGTAGTTTGACTTGTTGCTGATTGAGGATAATCCTCTAATGTTAAAGTAACAGCTACATTATTTGTTAGGGAAGTAAAATCAGGAACAAATTTACTTACGGACATAAATTGATCACCATCCGCAATTTCAATAGATCCTGTTGTTAAGGAAGCAGATAAAGCAGTTCCATCTGCTTGGTTATTTCCTATTTCTTGATTATACACATAGGAAGCTCCTGCTGTGACACCGTAAGGAGTATTGGTTACTCCTGTGCTTGTAGTAGCATTAGCCACTAAAGCAGCATCATATTGTGTAGCTATAGGATTTTCAAAAGTGTAATTTCCAAGATAGGTAGTTCTTCCTAATGTTGATGTATACCACGTTCCTTCTAAATAATTATAGACAACAACTCTATCAATTTGAGTAGCACTACCTGAAGGATAATACCACATAATTTCATTAAATTCAGGGTTAATACCACAAGCAATATCATTTTTATTTGTGTAACTTAAATCATCATATACATAATCTTGAACAGAACACGGCATTTTTTTAACAACACCATCGTACATATAGAATGCATCATCACCCATCCAAAAAGCTTTACCATTGACATCAACGGCTGCATGCTGTGCTATCAAACCACAGTTAGCTCCAAGCTGTCTTTGACCAAATGTAAAAGGAGTTCCTACAAATTGAATACCATGCAAGGATTGATCCGTCCATACTAGGATTTGACCTGTTGATGTTACTGCTCCTATGATACGAGAGCCATCAGCAATACGCAATGACCCTGCTTCATTTGTCGCTTTTGGTGCCCACTGTGTTAAACTTTCACGATCAGAAAATCTAAAAAATAAATCATCTTGTGTAGCTGCATCTGTAACTGTTGTGCATGTCCCAAATAAAAATAAGTGTCTTGTGTCCGATGATACTAAAGAAAAACGAGAAGCTACCGGGGCTGTTGCACCAAGGCTCACGGCTCTAGTTGCTGGACCACTTGAAGTATCCCATTGATAAGTACCCCCATTTAAAGCGGTGGCGATAAGATCTTCGCCAAAATTATCTAATGACCATTGACGAGCATTAAGAGTTACACTTGATGAAGACCTAGCGGTGCCCCATGTACTTAATCCCCATGTTAAAACACCCCAACCATATCCATAAGTAGAGGTAGAGGGTCCAATAGAAATTTGATAGGTTGCCGTTACTGATCCTCCACCAGCAGCAGTCGATCCTGTAGCATTAGAAGAATATGTTATTTTATAACTGTTGGCATCAACAATTTCCGTAATTTCAAATTCATTATTAAATTCTATACCATCCACAACATTGTTAGTAGTAGAGTCATCGAATGTAACAAAGTCGCCTAATATTGCTCCATGCGATGCATCGGTTACAGTCACGATAGGACTACCACTTACTGTCGTAAAAGGATTTGTTAAACTTTCTGTATCTCGAATAGGTGTAATATCATAAAGAGCACTACCTTCTAATATATATAATTTTCTATCGGTTCCTAAAGCAAGGTATCTGGTTCCATTTAAACTAACCCAAGAATGCGTGTCTCGAACTACACCAATAACAGTTTCATTAGGGTTTGGAAGGTACGTCCATCCTTTCCAACGTTCAGGTTTTCCATAATGAAATCTTACTAATTGAGAATCAATATAGCGTCGATCATCTCCTGCCGCATAAGGAGAATCTTGTTTATCTACACCTGGTTGAAATTTTAAATCGGTTAATTGCATAAGACCACATACTAAATTATTTCTTCTTCGGTGGCAAGAATTGAGTACCTACATTGCCTTTGAAGGCATAAGTCCCATAGTGCGTCAGCCCACTCGTAATGTCAGCATATACGGTCCCACCAATTTTTTGCCATAGTCTACAGAAAGCATAGTCTTCTGACAAGTATCTTTTAGTTTCGGGTTCAATCATTGTATCAAAAAATGCATAGTTCCAATTAGAATTATCATGATAATCGAATGTTTTATCATGTGGGTCATTTAAATGTTGATCCGATTTAAACTTTAATTCAGGATAAGCTTTAGCCATTTTTTCAAATACTTGTCTTTTAATCAACATAAATCCTGTTGCGCCGTCTAGTACTTTAATAAATCCTTTTTTTACTTCCACATGTTCTGGATTTTTCACATTAAGATTATATTGTAATGAAGAAGCTAATAATTCATTTTCTTTAATATTAGGTTTTTCTTTTACCTTTCGTATAACTTTTGTCCAATCAATAGTCTTTCGTGGATACACTCCTGTTACTACTTCTTCGTCAAGTTCTAACATTCGCACAACAGTTCTTTCATTAAATCCAATATCAGCATCTATAAAAAGTAAATGGGTATATTCTGAATGATCCATAAATAATTGAACTAATGTATTACGAGCTCTTGTTACTAAAGATTCATTTCCAATTGTACCGAATTGTAATCCTATGTTTTTTTTAGAAGCTTCTTCTATTAATCGAAGACAGCTTTCAAAATAATTAATTGTTACCATTCCTCCATAACAAGGTGTACCTATAAATATTTTATTTTTCATTTACTTCTTCTCCTATATGTGAATATTTTCCATTTAAATCTACATAATGGATAAAAAGTTGATGATGCCAAGAAGATGAAGGTTGTGCAAAAATAGGACGCCAATGCTCTATCTCATTTGCTTTATAAATTACTCCATCTCCTTTTTTAATTAGAATAGGAGTATTTTCCATACACAAAGGCCATTGATAATTTGTATCGTGATAGTGATAATCAAGTGTGATTGAAGCACTTATTTCACAGTGTGGTCTATCAATATGTTTTTTTAATTCACAACCCCCTACGTAAACTCTGGTGTACGAATAAATAGGTTTTAAAATTAAACTAGTTTCTTTTTCCATAATTGTTTTTAAATAATGTAAAACATGATAATAAATTTCTGAATCTTTTGAATGTAAAGCAGAAGATAACGGTACTTGTGAATCAAAATTTATTTTAAAATTTTTTAAACTCCATGTTGATAAAAAATTAACTATATCTAATGACAATATATTTTTAACATATTTATATTTTTTAGAATCCAGCATCTTTAGAAATTTTTTGTCTATAAAAAATATTTAACGTATAGCGAGGAGAACTTTCTCCTAGTCCCTGTAAGTCCGTGTGCCATATTTTACTGCCATTAAAAAATAAAGCTCGGTTTTCTACAAATCCTACATGCGAGGAAAGTTTACCATCTATAAAAAACCCGGTCCCATTATTTAATAATGGTTTTCCTTTAACAAAAAAAAGAAAATTTGCTATGTTTCCTTTATCCGTATCAATATGTACTTTAGGTTCTCCTTGATTGTGGCGTAAATGTGCATGAATAGATATTGGTTCTAGAGCTGTATAAGGAAAAAAGAATTCTTTAATTCGTTGTAAGACTGGATCATTTTTAAATTGATGAAGAGGAAAAGTGTGTCTTTTGCCATAATGCTGCCCTTCTTCATTTTTTACTTCAGTATACTTTAAATTAATAAGTGTTTCTTGTAATGATTCTAATGTTTCAATATTAAAAAAATTATCTACGTATTGAACATACGCTGTTTCTTTATTGTGTTGCATAATCTATTTTTAAATATTCTATTTTTTTTATCCATCCTTTAGGAATAGCAATAGCGCCACCACCATTATTATCTCCCTTGTCCAAACACCAGGATCGCATGATCACAATTTTTTCCTCATTGTTCACCACCATCCAACCAACTTCTTGACACAAGGCTAACGGTGCTTTTATAATTTCTTTTATTTCTAGCCATCCTGTTTCTGTATCCCGAGCATCCAACCATGTCACACGGACCATTGGCACTTTATCTATTTTAAAGTTTTCCATGCTATTGAATGCCTCATTTTATTGGCTAAATTTATTTCAGCTTTGTGGTTTAGCTTTGCATTAAATACTACTAATCTGTTTGATTTGTATTCAATTTTTTTTTCATTTTCAAAAAGCAAATTGCCTTTATATTTTTTATTCCATTCATCTGTAAAAAACAAAAAAGTATAATCACCATCATCTGAGTGTAAAGAACCCTCAGCTCCTTTAGGATAACAATTAACATAAGACCTAACTAATTTATAAGGTAACGAATATTTCTTAACAAAAAAATCAAATAAAAATTGATGTGATATATAATGAGTTGTAGAGCATCCAAAAAATGTAGGAGGTTGCCACTCAAAAGAATAATGAGGTTCCCATTTCATAGCTCTTATTTCTTTTCTAATAAAATCTAATAAATCTTCGCTAATAACATTATCAAAAATGTTTACATTTGTTTCAATCATTTCAATAATTGTTTTTCTTCTTCTTTTTTAATGAGGTGAAGATTAAATGACACGGATCTTCTTTCTTCATTAGGAGTTCTAAAAGGATAGACACCATGTGCTAACCAATTTGGAAACAAAAATATATCACCTACTGTAGGTGAGTGTTGAAATTTATGCCCACTAAATGTTGAGGCTCTTCCATCGAACCAACATATATCACCCACTGTAGGATAATGATCTTCTTTTGCATACTCTTGAGGTAAACTTGGGGGAACACGTAAATAAAACACACCTGATAATTGACCTTCATGAATATGAAAAGGATTAAAGTCCCCTGCGTATTGAGAAACTACCCACATAGATTCCATAACCATCTTCCCTACAAATTCAGGTTTAATAGTTTCATTAGCTGGAGGAATAGAAATATAAGATTTAACCATCTCTCCTATAAACCCTATCATAGGAAGAAACTCATTGGTATCCATCCACTCAGTAGGAAAACGCACTTCTTGTTTAACATTTCCTGCTAATGATCCTGAATGATCAAATTCTTTTGAAAGTTTTTCATCATCCAACATTTCTGTAGCTTTCGTATCCATTAATTCAATTAAATGTTTAGGAAGTTTTCCCTTTACTATTGTGGGACCAAAAGGTCTAACGGCGTCAAATTGTATTACTTCTTCTTCTTTAGGCCTTTTCTTTTTTGTCATTATCTTTCTTACCTTTCGTTGCTGCTTTTTTAAAATTTTTTATATTTTTTTCCACAAATTTCCACTCCTCACCCGTTAAAGGACGCCCGGCACTAGGATAGGAGGGAACTGTAATTATAGTTGGAGAGTTTTTCTTAGCCATCATTCTTTCCTTGTTTTGGTTTTAGCTATAAATATGTATTGTCATATAGCAATATTTTGCCTATAAATATAGAATTAATTGGCTGAATTTTTTCAAGTCTT